AACCGATGTTCAGAATGATGGATAGGAGAGCCCATATGAACAATCCCAGTGCGTTCCCTCTTGGGAACCAAATGACGGTTTCGCCCAGTATTTCGACGGACAGAGCTGGCTTGCGCCGGTACTTGACGCGCCTGAAGTGTCAATCCACAATGTGACGTTCGAACCTGGATGCCGGAACCACTGGCATATCCACCATCACGCGGCCCAGATTCTCATTGCGGTCGGAGGGCGTGGCTACTACCAGCTTGAGGGCGAAGAGCCGAAGGAGCTTGAAACGGGACAGGCCGTCCGTATTCCGCCGGATGTTAAGCATTGGCACGGCGCCGCCCCTCACGAAGCTTTCAGCCATTTGGCGTTCATGATTGCGGATGGCACGGGCGACGTGACGAATGAATGGCTGGAACCCGTAGACCCCGACGCATACGAGACATTGCGTTAAATCCGCTTGCCGGGCTGTTCTGCATTATTGATTCATAAACATAAATGTGTGAATATAGACGGCATACGGACTGCGTTATAAGGACAGTTAATATGTGCCACCCCACGGCGGTGTGGCGTCGAATCGTTGGAATACCGCGGAAACGTAGACGGCTGTAAGGCTCGTATGGTGTCGTGCGCGCGTGACGCTGATACGAGTTTTCCAGCCGAAAACGTCGTTTTACGCCCACTTAGAGTGTGATTTAGAGTGGACTCCCGAACACGTGGAGGACAGTCATGGCAGGCAAAACGAAGAGCAGAAGGACCGGAGGCTCAGGAAGCGTATTCCAGGACTCCAAAGGCAGATGGCATTTCCGCAAGGACATGGGAACCGACCCCGCGACCGGACGCCGCCGTCCACCGATCGAAGCCACCGGCATGGTGAAAAGCGAGGCGCGCGCCCGCTTCCAAGCGAAGGTCGCCGAATGGGAGCGTGACGGACGTCTGCCCACCAAGGACGGTCCGAAGACCGCGGACTACTTCGAACGGTGGATGGAACAGCACCGGACGGGAGTCAACCCCACCACATGGCGCAACGAATCCAGCTGGATGCGCACCATGAACGCGATCATCGGGGACATCCGCCTCAACCGGCTCACCGCCGACGACATCAACGGCATGTGCAGGCGACTGCGCCGCACACGCAAAGGCAAGACAGTCAACACCTACCTCGCGGTCCTCGGAGCCATGCTCAACACCGCGAAACGCGACGGACTCATCACCGACAATCCGATGGAGAACGTCAGACGAGTGCCGGAGGACCGGTACGAACGCGTCATCCTCGACGACGCGGACCCGGCAAGAGTGATCGAGGCGGCACTCGCCGAACCAGACACGACGGTGGCCGTGTTCGACAGTCCGGACGAGCGCGAGAAATGGGCCCTCATGTTCGAACTCGCCTTCACCACGGGCATGCGGCCGGGGGAGCGGTATGGCCTGATGCCCTACCAGCTGGAACTGCACCATGGAATCCCCGTCATCAACGTGTGCCAGCAGGCCAAGCCGATACCATCCGGCGCCACGATTCCGGACTGGATGGACGCCGAACATCTGGATGGAGTGATCTGGCTGACCAAACCGAAGACCGCCAAAGGCGTGCGGACGGTTCCCATTCCACAGGGGCTTTGGGACCGGCTCTGGGCGCATATCGCCAAGTGGGGCGTGCCATCCCATGGACTGGTGTTCACCAATCTTTACGGTCGTCCCATCAGACGGGACAATGAGGAGAAACGTTGGCGCCGCGCGCTCGAGACGGCGGGACTGCCGTACGTCGACATCTACAGCGCTCGCCATTGGCTCGCCACGGAGCTCGCGGCAGCGGGGGCTGGCGAGGAGGAGCGTACCGCCATCATGGGCCATACCGACATCCATACCACCAGCGTGTACACGCATTGGAGGGAACGACTGCTCGCCGAGACGCTCGAAGAGGCCGTTCCAGACCTCCGCGGCGGCCAGTGACGGCCTATGACGGCCTGCGACGGCTTATTCGCAACACGAAAGAGTATTGACACGCCCCGCGCTCGCCGGTAGATTGAAGAGGAAAGCAAGGAGGTGCCGATGTCGAAGATTACCGTTGATAATCTGTCAACGCCGGCGGCGGCGGCGACTGAGACGTTGCTGAAGACCGTCGCGCCTGACGGCTACCTCAACCTTCCCGTTGATCCAGCGCGCGTGGCCGAGATGTTGGGTATCCAGCCGCAGAAGCTCATGTTGGACCCCGACGTTGACGGACTACTTGTCAAGGACAAGGCGGGCGAGCCGTTCAAGGCAGTCTCCGATGTGTATGCTTCGCCGCAACGGCAGCGGTTCACCACGGCCCATGAGATAGGGCACTGGGTCCACAAGTACCAGGCCACGCCGGACGATGCCGTGCTTGGAAGGGTGGAGAGCCGCGACGACACCTCGTCCAAGGGGATCGACCCCGAGGAGATCTGGGCAAATCGCTTCGCTGCGGCGCTCCTGATGCCCGCCGCGATAGTCAGACGCCATTGGGGCGAAGGACGCACTCGCGACGAGCTCGCCGAGCTGTTCGGCGTCTCCCGCCGGTCCATGGATGTGAGAATAGCGACTCTGGGACTGCAGTGAACAACCAGAACGAACAGGGCCCCAACGAAACCAACGAAGCGCTGAGCATGTACGACAGGGCGTCGAACGACACCTCGCAGGTGAAGGCAGCGCCCAATCCCGCGCCCAACAGCAGGGAGGAAGTCGACGATTCTGCAGACGAGGCCACCCAAACGGCGTCATCGTTCAACGCCCAACGTAAGGAAAACGCCCGGATCCTCAAGCTCGAGACGAAAAACAAGAGACGCGAGCAGGAGAACCAACTGCGCAAGAAGGTGGCGACATGGTCGCTATGGTTCGTACTGGCACAGCTCGTGATAACGAATACGACCATCGTCGTATACATCGCCGCCATGCTTGTGCTGAAACAATACGTGCCAACCGAAGTGCTGATCACATGGCTGTCATCGACGATCGTGGAAATCATCGGCATACTCTGGGTCATCGCACGCAGCCTCTTTCCTTTCCACGACAGACATCGCGACGCAAAAGGCGAAAAACACAGATCATAGACACCTCGGATAAAACCAAGACCCCGGCGCTCGCGGTATGCGGGTGGCCGGGGTCATTTTTATAAGGAATCCGAAGGGGTATAAGGCTCTATAAGCCCGTATAAAGGCGTATAAACTACTGCACGCATACGCCGGAATCGTACAATAGCTGCCGGTAGTCGTTCAACACCTGGATGGTGACTCCCAATTCCACTGCCATCATCCACGCATTGCCCTCGTACACCGTCTCGGCCATGCCGTAATCCACCGGTGAGATCAACGCCAGCGCGGTCTCCCTACGGCAACGGCGCTCGCATTTCAACCCATACTGCGTGCCGCACCCGGGGTCGTGGTGTCTGGCGTGTATGAGCTCGTGGCACAACGTGCAGCGGCGTTGGCGTTGGTTGAGCCAGTCGGCCAGCAGGATGAGCCCGTGCCGGTCGTCGTACAGGCCGCATGTGTCGCGTGGGAGGTCCGTCGATTCGACGGCCAGCCCCATCTCTCCGGCCTGTGCATGCAGGCATTCGATGCCGATTGCTCTCACTGTCCCCATTTCCTACGCGGCCAGCTCCTGCGGGGCCCTCTTTGCCAGCTGCGAATACGGGATCACGCTTACTCCGCAGTTTGCGAACGCTTCGGACGCCCCGTCCTGCAGCGGGCCTTCACGGTCGTCTCCGATGACCACGAGCTTCGCATCGGCGCGTTCCTTGGCCTTGCGCGTGTCCTCCCAACCCCACATGATGTTCCTCACGGCGTCCTTGTCGAACTTGTTCGGAGCCTGGCAGAACCTCGTCGGATGGTTTGCGCTGCGCTGGAAGATGAAGTCGAAGCTGTGTTCGTATCGCGACACCCCGCGGATGCCGACGCTTGCCGTATAGAACACGTTACATCTATCCAGCACGGTGGCCACGTCATCCGCGAAGTATTCCGCGACCCTCCGCTGCGCGGCCTCCATCATGGACCCGACGCCGATGAGGGCCTGCGCGTAACGGTTCATGGCATCGCCGCGTCTTCCATCCGATTCGAGCACTATTTCGTCGTTCTTGATGCCTGCACCGTATTTGCGGGCGATGCGTTCCATGCGCTCGCGCCTCGCCTCTGTGATTGTGACGCCGTTCTGTCGGAACGATTCGAGTGTGTACCCGTCGTCGGTGAACATGATGCCGTCGCCGGCGGTCTTGGCATAGAAGATCAGGTCATCGTTGGAGTGGTCGAACATCGGGAGCGTTATTTCCTTCCACTCTCCGAGGTCCTTGGCAGAGGACTCGTGCTTGAGCCATTCACCGTACTCCTCGATGAGCTCGTCGGGCTTGATGCTCTCGATGCTGTTCATATCAGGCTCTCCTGGAAGACTGGTCTTTTGATCACGTTGAACTTATCCAATAAGGCTATGGTAGCGTCCACGAATCCATCGGACGCCAGATCGGCCGGATACGCCACCAAATCATCGTCTCCTTCCTTGTATACATGCCAGTGAGTACCCGATATCCGTGTGCCGTCGGGATTGTTGTGCGTTCCGCTGTTGACGCATAGGCGTATCAGCGGAATTCCCAGTTTCGTGATGCGGGCTGATATCTGGTGCCTTGCTGCGTTCTTGGTTCCTTGGAAGACGGCGATGGTGAATTTCTCCCCGTCGTCGGCTCTCACGTGGAATTCCGCGTTATGCTCGCCGGCCGCCGGCATTCGGAACACATCCTCTACGGCGTTCTTGACGGCAGCGATAAGCCGTTCGGCCTCCTCCTGCGAAAGAGTGAACCTCGGCTTCCTGTTCCTCCTTGACATGTCTGCTCCTCTCACTCGTCGGGCGTCTCGGCTTCGAGGCGTGCGTTCGGATCCTTGTTGGCGGCCACGTCATAGTCTTCGGGGTGCGCGGCGATACGGTCGATGAGATCATCGGTGATCTGGAACTCGCGCTCGCGGGCGTAGGTGCGGGCGGCCTCGCTGCCGAGTGCGCGTGTGTAGATGTCGAGGCTGGTGAGCCCGAATGTGGAGGCGATGTGCTCCACGTCGGACGTCGTGAGCGGCGCTTCATATCGGAGCCTTACGTGCCAGTAGTTGTTTCTCATACCGCTCTTTTTGTAGAACTCGGCATTTGTTATTCCGCTTCGTTTAACGAGATCTCGACATATGTCGATGATTCTCTTGCTGTCTTCGGTGACTTCATTTTTGGCAATGCTTCCCATGCCCAACATGGTACCCAATTGAGAAGGATTTGTAAAGAATACTTAATTGAGTAACAATAAACTTACTCAATTAGGTACGGTAAGAATTACCGCAAGGCAATGAACAAAGAAAGGAGCGGCAAGACAGATGAGTGAGACGGAAACCATCGCAAGGAATCTCAGCGGCGAGCTCGCACGGCATCGCAAGACACAGGCCGCACTCGCCAAGGAACTCGGCATGAGCGAGAAAACCGTCAGCGAACGTCTGGGAGGCAAGGGGTCGTTCACCACCGAGCAACTCGAAAAGACGGCGACGATGCTCGGCATGAGCCTCTACCAGCTCATGATCAAGCTCCTCCAACCAATCGACGGCATCAAACAGATCAAGCCATGAGCAGCGCTCGCCGACGCATGAATCGAAGGGAGAATCCAATGAACAATGAAATCCAGCAATTCGATTTCAAGGGCGCATCATTGCGCACCTTGACCGATAAGGCGGGGGAGCCTTGGTTCGTCGCCAAGGATGTGTGCGACATCCTCGGCCACTCAAACGTGAGCATGGCGCTTGATCGTCTCGATGATGACGAACGGTCTAAGTTCAACTTAGGGCGTCAGGGTGAGACAAACATCGTCAACGAAGCCGGCCTCTACGTGCTCGTGCTTGGCTCCCGCAAGCCGGAAGCTCACGAGTTCAAGCGTTGGGTGACACATGAGGTGCTGCCCCAGATCCGCAAAACCGGCGGCTACATCCCGACGTCCGAGTCGGATTCGGATGAGGACATCATGGCCAGGGCCGTGCTCGTCGCGCAGAAGACCATCGAGCGCAAGAACCAGCAGATCGCCGAACAGCAGACGCGCATCGTGGAACTGGAGCCGAAAGCGCGGTTCGCGGACGCCGTGGCCGCGTCCGACGGCACGTGCCTGGTCGGCGAGCTCGCGAAGATGCTCCGGCAGAACGGGATGGACATCGGCCAGAACAGACTGTTCCGTCTTCTTCAGGCCGACGGGTATCTCGGCAAATCCGGCTCCAACCGCAACGTGCCAACACAGCGTGCGATGGACTTGGGATTGTTCCGTATCAAGGAGACCACCGTCACCCATGCGGACGGGCATACCACGGTCAGTCGCACTCCGAAGGTCACGGGCAAGGGGCAGCGCTATTTCATCGATCGGTACTGGGGTCGCACCCAGCCGTCGTTGGAAGCGGGTGCGTGATGAGCGTCAGTCAATTCGCATGCCTATCGGGTCAGCTGCTGTGCGTGATCGTGTTGCTTTGCGCGATTCTCTTGAAACTTCTGACCGTGGTCAAGGTGCTTCATGACATTCTCTGTGCGATTCGTTCAGCCCAGACGCAGATCGAACTTAGTCCCCTTGCGAGAAATCGTGGGGAATTTTGGACAAGGGCCAGGTCTTTGTTTTCCCGTGGCCGATGAACGGCTGCTGCCGCCAGGTGATCGTCACCGAAGCGCCTTCGGGAGGTGTGTAATGCAGGTACTTATGGCCATTTTCCTCGGTCTCCGATTCCTTCACCTTGATTCGCGCGTACACGCAGCCGCCAGTGGCGACAAGAGAGTTGAAGCCTTTCCGCCGTGATCCATAAGGGGTTTCGGGACTGTGGGTGGCCGTTGCATGCACGTCGGTGGCGGCTCCGTTGCCCACATTGACGATCTTGACCAGAAGGCACGGAGGATTTCCGTATCCGCATTCGACCACATAGGGCTGCCACTTCGGCCTACTTCGATATGCGAAGTTCCAAGCCATAGCTCCTCCGGTAAACAACGCGGTCAAGCCTTCCAAACCATAACTGATCCAATCCATAATTCTTCTCCTAACTGTTCGGCCCGCACGTCGGAAATGCGGGATGACACCGATTTTAGGAGAGGGCCGGGCGGTTCTCCTAACGCCGTCCGGCATCACACACGCAAAGGAGGCGCGTGATGGTCTTGCAGAACGAGCTCAAGGATGCGAGCCGTATCCCGTTGAAGGACAGGCTCGCATGGACCATCCCGCAGGCCGCGAGCCTGTACGGGATCGACTATGACGGCCTCCGGCAGGCTGTCAACCAGGGCGACATAGACACGTTTCGTCCGCCAAGCAAACGAGGAACGCCTTCCCGCCGTCACATCAGACGCGAGGAAATGGACCGATACGTCAAATCGTTGGAGGAGTAAACATGAACGACATTCGCAAGGAGCTGTGATGACACTCAGGAGAATCGACGCGGAAACGCTGCTGACACCACCAGCACCGCCGAGGGACACGGTGATCATGTTCGGCTTGACCGGCTACGCGATTCGCGTCACGGGCAAGGGCGCCAGCCTCATGGCACTCGACATCGACGGAAGCCGCGAGCTGGCGAGCATCGGAAAAGACCAGGCAAGGACATTCATTCAAAAAATCGGAGGCGCAAGATGACCGGCAACGATTATCGCATCGAGGACAGGTTCGAAAAGGGAAGGCCGAACTACACGCTCAGGCGTTTGAAGTTCGCGCTGGCCGTGGTCGGTTTGGTCGTGAGCGTGACGCTCATGCTCACCTGGCATGGCGGCGGTCTGACGGGCGCGCTTGTGGTGGAGGGCGTGTATCTGGCCACGGTCCTGTGGCTGACGGTCAGGTTCGCTCCGCGCGATGACGTGGAGGACGACGTCTGACCGTATCCGCCGGCGTACAAGGACGCGGACGGATGGCGGAGGCGTGTGTCCTTTCTTCTCACATTGCATTTCACGCATTCACTCTCACGTCTTCCGCCGTCATGCCGTCCGCTGCGGGTTCGAATCCCGCCGCCGGCGCTTGGCCGGACCGTCAACGCCGCCCGCATCCCCGTTTCGTTCAGCTTTCTTGAGGGGTGTGGGAACGATGGGCGTGCTTCTTTGCTGTCATGGCGCCCAGCGGTCCGGCTTATATCAATCAATCTCGTATCAATCAAGGTCAAGGGAGGAACCGATGAAGGAGATTCTGCCGCATTGGCATTTCAGTCCGAACGCTCCGGTCAAGGACGTCGGCATGGAGGGGATGACGCGTGGCGACAGGGCGGTGGCTGAGGCGTGCCGTCGGGCGATGGAGACCGAGGCGTGGAAGGAGCTGGAGATCTTGGAATCGGTGGGCGTGCGGTTCACCGGACTGGTGGGCCGGTTCGTGTCCGAGATCGCCATGCCGGTGTTGGAGGTGATGCCTGGTGACAGTTTCCATCAGGGAGCGGCCGCGCAGTTGACGCACATGGTGAAGACCAGGGATGGTGGCGAGACCATCCGCATCATCAAGACTCTCGCCGTGAAAGGTAGGTTCTAATGGCTGGTGAGACGATCATCGCGGTGGTGGGCAATCTGACCGCGGATCCTGAGTTGAGGTCGACGAAGAACGGTCGGAGCGTGGCTGGTTTCACGATTGCGTCCACTCCGCGTACGTTCGACCGGCAGGCGAATCAGTGGGTCGATGGGGACGCGTTGTTCCTCCGCTGCACGGTATGGGGTGATCTGGCCGAGCATTGCGCCCGTTCCCTCGCCAAGGGCATGCGTGTGATCGCCCAGGGAAGGCTGACCCAGCATTCATGGGAGGACGAGCAGCATCAGAAGCGTTCTTCCGTGGAATTGCAGGTTGATGAGATCGGCCCATCGCTCAAGTATGCGACGGCGCAGGTGGCCAAGGCGCAGCGGGGCACCGCTGGAGCGTATGGGAATCCGTCTTCCGCTCCGGCTGGCTATACGGGTGGCACCACCGCTGCCGGTGCCTCGTTGCCGCCGTCCGACCCGTGGGGCTCGGCTTCGGGCTCGTCGTCTTCGTTCGGTGATTTCGGCAAGCCGGAATCCGAACCTGATTTCTGATGAAAGGAATGGATCATGGGCATCACCATAGAGAATCTGCAGGTGGACGACCTGCATGCCAACCCGCATAATCCACGCAAGCAGGTCGGCGACGTGGAAGAACTGGCGTCGAGCATCCGAAGCCAGGGCATCAAACAGCCTTTGCTGGTCACGCCGAACGGCGAGACGGACATCGACGGACACAAGCAGTACCGGGTCGTGATCGGCCACCGCAGGCTCGCCGCGGCCAGACAGGCGGGACTCTCGACCGTGCCCGCGATCGTCGAGGAGATGGACGCGCGCCGCGAACAGGAAATCATGCTCGTGGAGAACACGCAACGCTCCGACCTGACTCCCGTGGAGGAGGCCGACGGCTACCAAGGGCTTCTCGACCTGGGCGTGCGGGTCAAGGAGATGGCCGAGAAGACGGGACGCAGCGACCGGTTCGTGCGCCGACGGTTGAGGATCGCCCGCATCCCGCAGGAGACGCGCGACATGTCCGCCGATTTCAGCCAACTGTCGCTCGACCAGTTGGACAAGCTCGCCGAATTCGAATCCGACCCGGACATGCAACGCGAGCTCGCACGGTCCACCGACTTCGAATGGACGTACCAAAGGCTCGTCAGAGGACGCGACAAGGCGAAATGGTGCGGTGAGGCCGACAAGGCGCTCGCGAAGGCCGGCGTCAGGGTCGAGTCCTTCCCTGACGGGAAGAACTATTGGACGTTCGAACCGCGCGGCTACAGGCGGCATAACATCATTTCCTCCACTCGGGATCCGTTCTGGAAGCAGTTCACGGGTGAGGATGGGTGGCCGGAATTCTGCGTCTTCAAGAACCACGGCGACTACTGCCTGTACGAGCCGATTCCACTCGACCAGCTCGAATGGGCTGAGAGCGCGAAAGCCGAACGTCAGGCCATCATGGCACGGGGGAAGGAACTCGACCGCAAGGCTAGGGACTTCGAGGCGATTGCGAGGGACACGCGTTTCGCATGGCTGAAAACCAACCTCCACACGCTCACCCGCGAACAGACAGTGGCGGGAATCTGCGAACTCGCGCTCGCTGAGACGGTCGGCTGGCATTCGATGTTCGTGGGCCAGCGCCTCCATGGCGAGGGTGTCGTGGAGGCGCTCATCGGTTTTGGATGGAATCTGCCGATCACTGAGCATGACGGCGACCACTGGTCGTTGGAATGCAAGGAGAACCTCGACCAGATCCGCATGGTGTTGAGGGACAGGCCGCTGCGGATCCTCGACGTGCTGGCCGCACGCCAGGAGGACAACGCCGATTGGCGTGCGTGGCGCACCATGCGCGGCGTTGATGAGATGTGCGTCTGGTACGGCGCATTGGAACACCTCGGATACCAGCCCAGTGCGGAGGAACGCGAGGCACTCAAGGGCGCGATGGTCGAAAAGGAGCAGGAATCATGAGTATGAAGGCATTGGAGTGGGCCATGTACGACGTGCCCGCCGAAATGGTCAAAGGAGCTTTGTTGCGCATCCTGCTCCTGCTTGCCGACCATGCTGACACGCAGGGCAGGGGAGCTTTCCCGAGCCAGAAGCGCATCGTGGCACTGACCGGATACAGCCGGCGCACCATCCAGAACGGCCTGCACGATCTGGAGAAGGCCGGACTGATTCGAAGGGGAGACCAGCGGATCACCGAGCACCTCGGCAAATACCGTCCGATCGTCTGGGACCTCGCGATGAAGGATTTTAGAGGCGCAAAAACTACGCCCCTGAAACAACCGCCGCAAGAGGCGCAGACCACTGCGCCCCTAAACAAGTTGGAGGGGCGCAATCAGGGGCGCAAAAAAACGTCGCTAGGGGCGCAATCAGGGGCGCAACATGACTGCGCACAGAACCTATATAAGGAAGAACCGTATATAGAACCTAGAGAGAGTAACGCGCGCGCGAGAAAACAAATCCCAATACCAGCCGACTGGAAACCCACCGAGGAGCACCAGGCGCTCGCCGACCGGCTCGGCATCGACTGCGACATCGAGGCCGACAAATTCCGCGACAGGGCCCTCGACTCGGGAGCCCGCTCGGCCGACTGGAACGCGAAATACCGCAACTGGCTCGTCAAAGGCAAGGAACGCGGATTCGCCACACCAAAGGATTCCAACGCTCGCCGACGGTTCACGTGGGGCAGCGAAGAGGTGAAACGCGTTCTCGGCCCGATAGCCTGCGAGGGCACGGACACGTACATGGAGCTCGCATGCAAGGTCGCCGACCTGCTCAACCAGGGCGTGGACCCGGACATGCTGCGTCGTCAGCTCGAGAACGTGCCCGGCGACGTATTGGCCGAACAATTGTTCGAACAGGAGGCGGCGGCATGAACGCCATGACCATCGCACACATGGCCGGCATCCTCACCTCGGCCATCCAGGCCGCGGACCGATTGGAACTCGACGCACTCAAGGGTCCGGCGCTCGCCGATATGGACCTTGACCGCATCCGCGATATCAAACGCGACTGCTCGACCTGCATCAGCCTGCTCGAACAAATCGGAAGGGAGCGACGATGAGCGACCGGCAATTCCAGGAATCGAAACGCATCGCCTTGCAACGTCAGGGCTGGCATTGCCTTCGCTGCGGACGCAACCTGCACGACCCGACCGTCTGGCCGGGCAGGAGCGGCCACCACAGGCAGTTGCGCCGTCGGGCCGATCCGACCGTGTGTGACCTGCCGTGCAACATCGTGGAACTGTGCGGTTCCGGCACGACCGGCTGTCATGGTTGGGCGCACGCGCATCCGGCGGAGGCGGAACGGTTCGGCTACATCATCCCGAGCTGGCGTGATCCGCTCAACGCGCCGATACGCGACTGGAACGGCGACTGGTGGTGGCTGTTGGATGACGGCACGGCGCAACGGCTCACGCAAATCGAAATCATC